ATTGTTCGCCGCATCAACGTATAAAGTATCGGTATCAAACGCGACGTTTTGACTATTATCAATCACCATTGCAGCCGTGCCGCCGGTGCTCAAGGTAATCGAATCGTTGTCCGTATCGCCAGTTGTACCACCAACAATGCTGATGTACTGCTGTGAAGTACCACCACGCTTCAGGTTCAGGGCAAAACCAGCCGCTTCACCGTTGGTTTCGTTGGTTTCAATGGCATTGAATACAATACTGCCGTAATTCACGTCAGACAGTGATACACCACCTGCGCCATCGTCAGTGTTGGCATTAAAGAAGAAGCTCGAAATCACATCCCCGTCGGCAGGTGATGCAGAGTTTTTGTAAAACTTGAGGTCAGGACCAGACGACGCTGACGCGTCAGTTGAAATAAACCGAGCCTGAATCCCTGCAGATGCACTTTGCGAATCAATTAAATATGCAGCTTCGTCTTGTGTGCCAAAGCCCACATTACCTTGATGGAAGGTCAAAGCAGCCGTTGGCGTAGAACCAGACTTAATTACCAAGTTGTCAGTGCCAGTTCCACCGAGTGAAAACCCACCAAAGGTCGTGCCGTCATCTTTTAGCAAGATATCGCCGTCAGATACGTCAATGTCTAAGTCGCCATCTACATCAACGGTATTACCGTCAAGCACGATGTTGTCAATTTGGAATGAACCAGAACGCACTTCGTTGGCTTGAACAACAGCAACAACAGCACCAGATCCACCACCATTGAAATACAACAGTGCATCTTTACCATTTGCCAGTTCAAAATCGTTGGACGCGTTATAAGTGCCTTGGAACAAAATGACAGACTGTCCGCCGGAGAGGCTGTTCCGGACATAAGCAATCTTTTCGGCATCGTTTGGTGTCAACTGTACATAAGCCGTACCACCTAAATCGCCACCATCAACCAGTTCAATAAACGCATTACGGCCATTTGAAACCGCACCATCTGTGATCGGTAAGGTGTTCGGTGAACCCGTAGAACCAACCGCAGGTAACGTAACGGAAACTAGCCCGTTAATCGCTTGGTCAAGGATGTCAAAGTTGAGATTGGTGGTTTCACCCCAGGTTCCGGACTGTTCGCCAGTTCCAATTTTCTCAATACCAAGGTTAGTAGTATATGTACTTGCCATGTTTTAGCCTCTATGCAACCTCTTCATACTCAGGTGACTGAGAAGGTTCAATATTTGTCCATGCCGGTGATTGTACAGGACTTTCTTCAGTGTATCCTGCATTCTGATTCGGCACAATTCGTCCCCACACGAGGACCTTACCGACTGCGCCTGTCGCGAACACGCCAGACGTTGGAACTATTGCGCCACCACTCGCAGAAACGGCGGTGACACTTGCTGTTGCGGACAAGCCAGTGACATTGGCAATAACACCGCCCGTTGCGATGACTGTACCAACTTGACCTGTTGCACTTAATCCAGTCTCAGGGACATTTGCATCCCCTGTGACGGTAACCGTACCAACTGAACCCGTTGCGCTGAGTCCAGTGACTGCAACATTGGCATCCGCCGCGACGGTAACTGTACCGACAGATGCCGTTGCACTCAGTCCCGTTTCCGGAACATTCGCGTCCCCTGTGACTGTAACGGAGCCAACCTGTCCTGTGGCTCCGGGGACTAATTCTGCGCCCTCGCCCCAAACGCCTGAACCCCAGGCACCCCGGCCCCACCCGGAATATGGGACGATGACATCAGTCATCAGGCAATCCGGATGATCGCGTTACTCGCATCTGCATTAGGGAACGTAATCGTAAAGTCACCCGCAGTAGACGTCTTATCTTCCGTAAAATCCAACACCAAAATGGCTGGGTTTGTCAGAGCAATCGAAGTTGTGTTCGGCGTTGAGTTATACACCACCGCACCACGCGCAGTGATCGTTGCCGTCGTAAACGTCAGATCGTCAAAATCAACCAACGCAGTTGTGCCAGAGGTTGTTGGATCCACTGTGTTTAACGTACCACCGCCCGCAGAATATGAGCCGGAGTTTCCAACTTCATTCGTTGCGTTATACGCTGTGATGGTTTCGTCCATATCAGTTGTCGAACCACCAAAGTCCGTACCGTCTGCAGAACTGGTGTACAACGCGAGCTTAAATGTGTCTCCCGTTGAGGTGTCGAAATCGTGAGCACCAAACATGAGTTCCTTCTTGAACGAAGTCATCATGTAGTTGTTACCGTCAAAAGCCATGTCATAGTCTCCTAATAAGTTCAGCAAGCTGGGGTTGGCCTGCATCATTCAATGCATTGTAAACCGTTGTGCGGTCAGATCGTACTGCCTGTTCAAGATACTTGGACACAACCATTACAATTTGTTTGCGGAAAGCCCTTGCTTGTTGCTGAATTACCGGATCTGATTCATCAGACACTGAGATAATTTTATCAGCACACTGTTCAGCAAGCTCTTCCGGTGTGAAGCCACGTCCGGACGTTGTGTGTACATCGACCTTGATCATTGCTTCTGTCTGCGTACCTTACCGATACGATATTCATCTGTAACTTCTTTCGCTTCGCCAAGCATCTTCAGCCCAACAACCGCTTCACCAAAACGTGCATTATAGTTCTGAACCAGATCCGCTTCACCTTTCATGTAAGTGTAAGCTTCAATCAACGAACCATATAACAAAGCCAATGGCGCATTCTGACTTAACCAAGTTGTACCAGATTCAGTACCAGACGTTAGACTGGCTGGTCGATACATGTAGTGCAACTCGACCGCATAATTGTCGTCCGGTGTTGGGCCAATAATAAAGTTATCTACGTCGAAGACGGCGTAGTATCTTGGCGATCCGGTGTCTGACGGGTCTGTGTTGTAGTCCTGAATAAAGTTGGCATCCTTGAACAACAGGAACTGCTTGTCTCCATCAGAGTCCGTGTAAGACAAAGACATCGGAGCAAGGAAATCACTTGGCGCTGCCAAATACTGATTTGAAGCTGAAAAACTTCCTGAGACATTTTTCTTAAATAAGGACAGCTGTACTGTTTTAAGGATTCGCTCTTCTGCATTCCTAATAAATATAGGAAGGTTGGTGACGAAACTTGTTTCATCATTTTCACTGTAATCCTGTATCGCTTGTTTCAGCTGTGCATATGTAAAACTCATGATGTCGTTACCGTCACACTTCCTGCTTTGCCCACGGCCTTTGGACCGGGGATTGATTGACCCACACTATTCTTAATCAGGTACACGATCAATGCTTCAGAACCATCTGGTCGTGGATTCCGTAATGCCTGTGGATCTGGAGAAACATTTGGAGCCTTGAGTTGAGGATGTTTTATCTCATACTCATCCGGCCCAACAAGCAGGCCGTTCCATTCTTTCTTCATTTCACGCAGGCGATAACGGAACCCTGAACGATCAGAGATACCATAAGCATGTCGGCCAGACGCGTACCGTCCCATGTCAGAACCTTATGTACTGAATGTCGGGTTGTAGCTTTAAAGCTACACGATCTTCGTCTTCATCTGATGCACGCTGGAACTCTTCTTCATAGACAGCTTTTAACAGCTGCACGCGCTCCGGTGCTTTTTTCATCGACAGATAATACGAAAGTCCTGCAACCATACAAGGTAAGAAACGAAAAGGAACATCTGTTGTGTTCTTCATCGTATCCGCATCTTCGATCCGACTAATGTAGTAGTACACCAAGGTATCCGCCGCATCGGGCGTAGGCCAAAGCGTTATTTCTGGACTCACCTGACGATTAAAATAGAACTGAGAAGGGCGGCCAGTCGTCGTCTTGTTGGGAATGTTTAAATACTCCCCTCGACTGATCCGGTCCACTTCGTAATCCGTCCCAGATCTCCTCAAAGCGACTTCCAAAATATCGGTCATCGGAGAAGCAAGGCCATTCGCCGAAGTGTATGTCGCCGTACCAGAGGTTAACGACAGCGTCGCTTGTTCCACAGTCCATAAGTTGACTCCTCGGTTCGCCCATTCGCTGAACATTAAATTCAAAGAACGTCGTGCCGTTTTGGAGTCATAGCCTGTGCGAACTTCTAACCCGCAACGCTCATACGCTTCTTCGATGACGTCTGCGACATCTAGGTCAAAGTCAGTTGATCCTGAAGTGGCCATTTACACCAACCGGTTTCTACGCATTGGAGGACGCATACCACCAGAAGACATACGAGTGCGGCGCATACCCATTGCACGATCCATACCCATGTCATCCATGCCAGTTACGTCTGCACGAGGCTTCGACATTGCCGCAGCAATCTCACGACCCATCTGCATTGCTTGACCAACATTCTGAGGATTAACAGAACCACCCATTTGGTACTTCTTCTTTCCTTTGACCATACCGCCGTCCATGTAACCCATCGCCATTTCTTTGCGAGGGCTAACCATACCGCCGCCCATGTAACCTTTCTTTTTACCGCCGCAACCTGCCATCATTTTTTCCTCTTTAAGGATTTCACACGTTTTGGCTTGCCAGCTGGCTGACCAAGCCTCTTCTTCTGAGCTATTCTACTCCGCTTCTCAGCCGCCGTCATTTCTGACGCTGTTTTCGGAGTTTTGCTAGATACTCTTTTACTTGGGCGACAATACGGCGTACCTCGCTTTTCATCTTTTCCACGACCGCATGGCTTTCCAGTGCGTACATCTTTCCACTCCTCTTTAAACCATCGTTTAAGGGCCGCGCCCTTCTTTGTTTTACGAACAGCCATCAGTATGACTTCGCTTTCTTACCAGAAGATTTCTTCTTGCCTCCGGTTCCCCAGTTTTTTGCCCCGACCTTACGGCACTTGGCAATTGCT